TCAGCCGAGGATCGAAACGCCTCGTCGGGGGGAGCACAGCTTCGGCCCTGCTGTCGCCGCCTGGGCGGAGCGGCATCTGGGGCGCGAGCTGTTCGACTGGCAGAAGATCGCGCTCGACGGTCAGCTCGCGCACGACGGGACGGGCGATCTGGAGTTTCGCGAGAGCCTGGTTACCTGCGGGCGGCAGAACGGGAAGACGGTCGGGTGTCAGGCCCTCCTGGGATGGTGGGTGACCGAGTTCGCTGCGCTTCGAGGCCGGCCTCAGCAGGTGCTCTCGACTGCGCACAAGCTGGACAGGGCGACCGCTCTGTTCCGCGAGGTGGCCCCGATCCTGGAGGCCCAGTTCGGCGCGAAGATCACCTGGGCTTATGGGCGGATGCGGGCCGACCTCCCAGACGGATCCTGCTGGAGTGTCGCCGCCGCCACCGAGTCGAACGCTCACGGATCGTCGAACGATCTGATCGTCGTTGACGAGCTCTGGGCCGTGTCGCCCTCCGTCCTGTTCGACGCGTACCGTCCCTCCCAGATCGCCCGGAAGAATCCGCTCCTCTCGATGTGGTCGACCGCCGGCGACGAATCGAGCGTCGCGATGCTCCGCCTGATCTCGCAGGCGACCGCAGCGATCGACATGAAACGCGACTCGCGTCTGTACTACGCGTCCTGGAGTCCGCCGCCTGGCGTGAACTTGGAGGACCGCCAGTGGTGGGCATGGGCGAACCCCGCCCTCGGCGAAACGATCACCTTGTCCGCGCTGGAGGCGGCGCACGACTCGCCCGATCGGAACGCGTTCCTCCGCGCCCACCTGAACCTCTTCATCGCCGCGAACCAGTCGTGGCTACCGTCCGGGATCTGGGAGCAGTGCCGCACTTCCGACCCGATCCCAGCTGGCGGGATCCTTGCCGTCGACTCGTCCCTCGACGACTCCCGGTATGTCGGGATTCGAGCGGTCGCCGACGGGCCGAACGTGCGCGTCAAGCTCGCGTTCGTCGTCGACTCCGAGACTGCGCTGTGGGCCGAGGTGGCCCGAGCGATGGAGGAGCCGACCGTGAAGCTCGCAGTCACCCCATCGCTGGAGATCCACCTCCCGACGGCGTACGGAAAACGGACGCAGATCGTCGGCTACGCCGAGCTCGTGAAGTACACCTCGCTCGTCCGCTCGATGATCGTCGAGGGCAAGGTGACGCACGACGGATCCGTGACGCTCGCCGAGCACATCGGACGCGCGGTCGCGGTCAAGACATCCGGAACGTCCGTACTGTCATCGCAGAAGTCGCCGGGGCCGATCGAGGCGGCGCGCTGTGCGGTCTGGGCGATCTCGCTCGCTTCGCGTCCCGTGTCAAAGAATCGGCCTGCGATGGCGGCGTACTGACCCTCGTAGACATCGGCCCGAACCCGTGGGAGAATCCGCCTCGTGGCACTCTTCAGTAGCAGAAAGCAGGAGGCGGCGTTCGGCTCCTCTCCGCTCCGCGCTGCCGCGTCGAGTGCCACCCAGGCAGGGATAAACGACTTCTACACATACTCAGTCGGGAGGATGGAAGAGCTCGCGCTATCCGTGCCCACGGTCGCCCGTTCGATACAGATGATCGCCTCGGTTGTCGGATGTCTCGGACTCAAGCACTACACCCAACAGTGGACAGGTGAGGATTACGAGGAGATCTACATCGAGCTCGAACCGTGGATGGTTCAGCCCGACCCGAAAGTGACTCGGAACTTCATCATGTCGCAGACCGCGACGGATCTGATGATGCGCGGTCGCGCCACCTGGTACATCACCTCCCGCTCGCAGGCGACAGGCCGCCCGCTGTCCTTCCAGTGGCTTCCGCAGGCGAACGTCAGCTTCCTCGATCAGGCGGGCCCGCAGTGGTTCGGACACTCGAACCAGATCCTGTTCAACGGTGTCGAGATCGACCCGAACGAAACGGTGCAGTTCATCGCCCCGACCCAGGGCCTGATCTACATCGCGGCCCGATCCATCTCGACCGCACTGAAGCTCGATCAGGCGGCGGACCGTTTCGCCTCGACCGAGATCGCGGCGGGCTACCTCCAGCAGACCGACACCTCCGAACCGATGTCATCGGAAGATCTCGGAGAGCTCGCTGCCGCATGGGCGAACGCTCGACGCTTCTCCGCAGTCGGAGCACTGAACTCGGCGGTCACCTGGAAAGAGTTCTCATCGGATCCGTCGAAGCTCCAGCTTGTCGAGTCCCGCCAGTTTCAGGCGCTCGAACTGTCCCGTCACACGGGCATCCCGCCCTACCTGCTCGGCATCGGCGTTCCCGGATCGTTCACATACTCGAACGCCCAGCAGGCCCGACAGGACCTCTACCTTTTCGGCGCGAAGCAGTACCTCGACTGCATCCAGGAAACCCTCTCGATGAACAACATCTTGCCGCGAGGACGTTTCGTGAAGTTTGATCTCGACGACTACCTGTCCGAGAACGCGCTCGTCGAGGACGTAGAGATCGAAGATCCCGCCTCGGTACGCGTACCAGTCCCGGGCCCCGACATGGAGGACGCATGATCCGCCTGAAAGCACAGCTCGTCACCCTCGACGCTGCCGCCCCCGACGGGGAACCGAAGCGCACCATCACCGGAGTCGCGGTCCCGTGGGACACCGAGGCCGTCCTCTCCGGAGGCGAGTCGGTCGTCTTCCAGAAAGGTTCGATCGCCGACGACCCGACCTCCGTGAAGCTTCTCGAATACCACGACGACACTCGCGTCATCGGCAAAGTCACGGCGCTCGTCTCCACCGACGAGGGCCTGATGTTCGAGGCGAAGATCGCACCGACTCGCGCAGGCGACGACGCGCTCGAACTCCTGAAGATGGGAGCGCTCGACAGCGTGTCCGTCGGCGCGATGCCCGTCAAGTTCACGACCAGCGCCCAGGGGACGATGCTCGTCTCCCAGGCGAAGATGCTGGAACTCAGCCTGGTCACGGTCCCCGCTTACGCGGAGGCCCAGATTCTCTCCGTGAGTGCGTCCGCCGCGGAGGAACCAGAAGCACAGGACGCACCCGAAACCACCACCACCACAGACTCCGAGGAGGAGAACATGGAAACCGAAACCCATCCGATCGAGGCCGCTGCGGCGACCCATCCGATCTACGCTCAGGCCGCCCGTCCGGCCCGCATGCCCAGCCCCGCCGAATACATGGCGGGGATCCTGCGCGGAGGCGAAGCCGCCGAAGCTGTGAAGAAGCAGCTCCGCGCCGCCGCCCCCGATGTCACCACCACCGGAAACGATGGGTTCCTCCCGGAGGTCCTGCTTTCCCCCATCTACAACAACTTCCAGGGCCGTCGCCCTGTGGTCGATGCCTGCCAGGTTCGGGCGATGCCCGCCGACGGTGCGGTCTTCCGCGTCCCGTATGTGAACACTCACAACAGCGTCGGACAGCAAGCGAACCAGCTCGGGACGCTCACCGCTTCGACCTACGCGGTCGCGAGCTTCGACATCACCAAGCTCACGTTCGGCGGATACGCGAGCGTCTCAGAACAGATCATCGACTGGAGCTCGCCCGAGATCATCGGCTCCATGCTCGACGACATGGCCCGCGTCTACGCCTACGAGACGGACAACTACGCTGCCGATCAGCTCCTCGCGGGCTGTACTCAGTCCGCAGTGCTGACCGATCCGACCTCGCCGTCGGAGTGGGTGAGCGACATCTACGATGCCGCCTCGACCATCCTGACGAACTCGAACGGCAACCTGCCGACCCACCTGTTCCTGTCGCCGAACATGTTCGCCGCCCTGGGCAAGCTCGTCGACACCACGGGCCGTCCGCTTCTCGCACCGACTGCGCCGATGAACGCGTTCGGATCGCAGGTCCCCTCCGGTGCGAATGGTGTCGGCGAGGCGTTCGGTCTGCGCGTCATCGTGGACCGCGGATTCGCTGCGGACACTGTGATCGTCGGCGACCCGTCCGGCTACCAGATCTGGGAACAGCAAAAGGGCGCGATCTCGATCGACGCTCCGAGCACCCTGTCCCGGACGATCGCGTTCCGCGGATACTTCGCCACGAAGATGGTCGACGCGACGAAGTTCGTGAAGCTCACCTGATCGACGCGAGCACCCGGGAGTCTGGATCATGGCGACATTCACAGTCACGCATCAACAGCGCATCGATGATGTCGCTGTGATCCAGACCCTGGAGACGACCGACATCGCGGTCGGACAGACGATCACGATCGCAGGATGCGACGCGGCCCTAAACGGATCGCATGTCGTGATCGCGGTCCCGACGCACCTGTACCGCGGCCTGGACGACGAGGGCGACCCGTGGTACGACGACGAGGTAATCATCCTGAATCAGCTGATGGTTCAGGACGCAGGCGACGACATCGAGCGCGAACCAGTGTCCCCATACGGGACGCTCACCTGGACGCAGACCTGCACCTGGATCGTGTCCGCCGATGTCGAGGTGTTCCTCGGGATCAGCGCCGCGACCGCGAACGACACCGCGTTTCTCGCCCAGGCTGTGAACGCCTCGAACGCCTGGTGCTTCGCTCGACGAGTCCAGGCGGGCTATCACGATTCGCTCACGACCGTCCCCTCGGACGCTGTCAAGATGGGAGCGGTGCTTTTTGCTGCGGGCCTGTACCGCGAAAGAGGCAGCATCGACTCCTTTCAGAGCTTCGACGCGATGGGCGCTGCGGGACCTGTCATGACGATGGGTCGCGTAAACCAGCTCCTCGGAATCAAGCGGAGTCAGGTCGCGTGACATGGCATCCGGAATCTTCGTCGACGCGACGACGGCACTCAAGAACGCGATCACCGCGCTCGGACTGGTTCCCGTCACCGACGCACGGAACGCTCGACCGCTCACCATTTTCGTTGAGCCTCCGAGCTTCGACGCGTTCAACGCTGGACAGGTCAACAGCGTCGCCGACCTCACATTCACGATCCGAATCCTGGCAGCGCCACCCGGCAACCAGGACGCGACTGACTACCTCCTGACGACGATGGACACACTGTTCAACAGCTCGATCGTCGTGATGTCAGGCCGACCGTCTCTCAC